AGTTAATTCTTTTCTGTCTGTGAATGAACCTATGATCAAAATTAAATCTTTTCCAGTAGAACATAAATATTTAAAATTCTGATTGGACTGCACGATAAAATCACCATATTTTATCTTTTCCAGAAAGCTCCATTCTACACTGTCATTAAGATTTGCCGCATATAGCGAATTAATCTTACCAGTCATGTCATCTGGATTATTTACATTAGTCGATGTTAACCCATAAAAATGACAATTATTGTTATCGAAATCAACTATTTGAGGATTTTGAGTAAACAATGATTTAAAAACGATCAAATTGTTGGTATTGATAGCATCGAATATTTTATCTAATTCATTTTTATTTAAAATATCAAAAGAATTGCTAAAATATGGTTTAATACTCTCAATAGAATTATACTGGTTATCAAATTCTAATTTTTTTAGATAAAAATTTGACATGAAATTTTGTTTAGGGGTCAACAGTTCTGAATTACTGTCTTTCAATTTTCCAGTATATGCGTTATCATCTACTATTGTGAAAAAACCACTGTAATCAACGTTGTTTAACGTAAAAGCATCGCCATTTGTATATTTGAAGTATGAAATCATTTGAAGTATGTGATATTATTTATTTCTGTGGTGAGAGGAGTGTATCTGTTACACGTATCAGCAACTATTAAATTCAACTCGTTTTTTATATTTTCAGGTAAATCAACATTTCTAATCAAAACATTGATATAATTAGATTTAAATGCTTGATTATTACATACGGTTTGGAATAAATCTATATCATCTTCGCTGTTTCTTTGATCACAAGGTAAAGTTACTTTAATATTGTCAATAGCGATCAATTTGTTCGTAAATGGTAAAATTAAAGATTCATTGACTGTTAATGATCTAGTATATATGTCAAAAATTAAATCTTTTGCGGTAGTATTGAAATTCCCAAATAATAATTTTTTATCATAAAATTGAAATGGGTCGAAGGTTATATTCAAGACAATACCACCATTTAAGTTTACATACCCGATTCCTTTTTTAGAATTTAGAGAAAACACCAAAAAGTTTTTCTTTAATTTTTTTATAGCCTGTGATGTAGTATATTCGGTATATGTATTATCACTAGGATCGAATAATACATACTCGAAATTAATAGTATCGTTTGTTTTCACTATAGACAACCCAGCATCTATATTATTTCTACTACTATTAAACACCCAATTGTTACCATCGCCTTCAAATACCATAAATATGGTAAATTCGCCATCAGTATTTATATTTTCGAAATAATTAAAACTGTTTATGTCGCATTTATCCACTATATTACTAGATAACAAAGTATTCGATAATGTTTCTAGATTACCAATTCTTTCATAAATGAATTCATCGTTTGCTTCTATGATAAAATCACTTTTTTTGTCAAAAATTTGAAAAGCGGATAGAGAATTATTGGTTGCTGTATTAGCATTCACATATATTTCAATCAATTCTTGATATGTTGGATTGAAAGTTGATCTAAGTTTTAACGCTTCCTCTTTTTCGATCATGTCTGGATAGTAATATCTATCCACCCATATTTTATTATCACCTAGAGGAGAACCAGATAACCAAGTGCAGAGGTATACTTGCCCATCATCATAACCATTATCATTATCCAGTCTATATACCCTATCTGCATAAATGGGGGTATCGAAAGAAAATGCACCACATTCTACAAATTTGCTATCATTAATGTTTAATCTAATATAAGGAAATATACTACTAGGTGCCTTTATGTAATTTATACCTGATTTTATAGTGTATGATTTATTGTACAATACGTAATTCAATGCTAATGTTTCGTCTTTTTCTTTATCTATATCATTAAAAATTGAAGTATAATCTCTCATACCCTCCATGAAAAACAATGATGTGTTACTAGAAAGCAAATTATTACCCGATGTGAATACGTCATCTTGAGTCAATTGATTTTTCAATGTAATGATTTCAGGATTATTATCCTTCACATGTATTAGATAATTATTTTTTAAATTTTTAGTTATGAGATTGTTTGGTATATTATTGGCTAAATCGTAACCCACCAGACTAAAATTATCACTACTATTAATATTATTGTATAAAGGTCTATCTATCAATATGGCATTATTTATTGATAATGTTTTGTTATCTTCTTCAAATGTTTGAAGAGACAAACTATTGCCTAATTTTGTTAAAATTTTACAAATACCACCACTATTTTCAAATAAACACAGTGAATTGTTTGTTTTTGAGTAGATATAATTAAAAGTTATTGGCTCGATATTAGCACCTTTGGCATAAAAAGATAATATACCCAGATTATCAATCCCTAAATAATATTTTTTATAATTGAGTGATGCATATACTCTGCATCTGTTCTCACTCATGAATTCTATAGTAAATTCTGACGATTGATTAGCACTTGTTTCAAAATTGTAATCACCGTATTCTAAATATTCGTTGAATACTCCCAAAGTTGCCAATAATCTGCGGTCTTTTAAACTAAATTTTAAATAATTACTTCCAAAATTTAATTTTGTAAGCATTGCTTCTGATTTAATATCGTCTTTTGTGGATTCTTCGATATTATCTAGCAACATTTCATCGGTAAGATAAAAAGTGCTGTAATTTTTATGTTTAACGTCTCTAATTTTTGTAAAAGCATTATAAAAATTTAGTGACAATCCACCATCGTAATACCTTTTATATTTTTTTAAGATATTGGTGTCACTTACAAATTCTCGGGGCTTGCACGATGATAATTTTTCTACAGATACATCCACAATATTATTTAATTGAATGGTGTCTCGACCTCTACTAGTAATCCATCTTTTTTGGTTACAAATTGATGTATTTTTTTATCTGTTTTCAGCACAGTATTCAACAAATACATATCTTCGATACTTTCCTCATAATCATAATTTGTGATTGTTATGGGTATGGTGAACGTAGAGACATCATTATTACAATATTTTAAAGTGCATACTGCCGTAAGTTGATGTGTTTTATTATCACCATTTGGATAATAAATATTCTTAAAAGTTTGATAGAAAAATGATGAGAAAGCATTATTTATCAATAGTTTTGGAGTAAAAATATCATTTTCTATGAATATGGTGACACCATTACCCCAATCTACGTGCAAATACAAAGGTAAAAATTTTTCAGATATGCCGAAAACATTTAATTCTAATTCGGTAATGTCAACTATAGACAGAGGGACTGTCGTATTGAAATTTGTATTATTCGAGGATAATGAAAGGGTTGCAGTGTTCATTTTTGATCGTATTGGTTCAATTTCAACATCTTGAAAGGATTTATTCTACACTCCATTTCAATTATACTGAAATACTTAGCATCATCTTTTAATAAGAATGAAATATTGAATATATTTTTCTTAGAATTGTAAGATATTTTTGGAGTATCCAAATACGTAAAACTAATATTACCAACAGTTATTTGTGGAATATCCAAATCTTTAAATATTTTTATTTTATGATCTATGGTATCATATTCATAAATTGTCGGTATGATTTTGAAATTGCTTCCCCCTTCGATATTAACTCTATTTGAGATAACAAAATACACGAAATCATCTTTTTTGTAAGCATTGCTTATTTTATTGAAATTGTCGTTATTGTGTGTGAATCGATAGGTTGATTCTGAAGGTGTCAAAAATTCCCCATTATCGTAATTTATTTTTGTTATGATATAGTTATTTGTTGTTTCTATGAACAACACATCAGATGTTATATCAAATGCCCTCACACCACTGACACACTCATTATAAGTTGATAGTGGTAAAACATCTGCCAAATACGACAATTGAGTTTCTAGTTTTGAAATCGCCATATCATAAGCATTTCTAACATAAATACCACCTTTCAAGTTGTATCTTTCGTATAATGTTTTGTTTTCCCCTTCTGGTGTATCATCAATTAATGTCGGTAAGAATACCGTACTATCATAGACACTACCTACACTAAAATCTTCACCTTGAGAAGTATTAGAAAACGATCCACCATCAATTAAGTATGCAGATAGGTTGTTTGGCACTACTTCCATAGTCATATTAGCAGTTAATGATGGAAACAATGGGTCTACTAATGCTCTCTGTAAAGGATTTATACTATGTATACCACCTTCTACCAATATCGAATAATAATACGAACCGCTATTTTCATATGCACTTAAGTCGGACGCGATGGTATCGATATATGGAACTTCACCATCGGTAAAAAATACACCATCGAAAGTATTTACGATTGGAAAATATTCAGGGCTATAATAAAAATAATCATTTGTGAATGTTCCAGCTATTATCTGTGTAAAGTTACCACTGAGGACAAATCCATTTGTAAATGAGCTTAACCCTGATCTAGTAGTATCCGTAAAGGTAGTGTTGTCAACAACTGAATAATCAAAACTATACCCTTCACCATAAAGATAATCGAAAAATGTGTGACCATTCAGTATTTGATACGCTGAAAATTGATCATTATCTTTTAGGATGGATTTTTTAAAACTGCCATCATTTTTCATCAAACCAAATAGATTATTATAAATATCTTTTTTAGAATCTTGTATATATCCTTGTGTGAAAACATCATCAAGATATTTTTTAGAATTTGGTTCTATTTTTGATATGTATCCATAATATTTGCTATCATCTTTTTTACTAAATGGTTTATTAGTTGCTTTACCAGATGTAAAATTTCGTCTAACCGAGTCATCACTATTAATAAAGGTTAAAACATCACCATTAACTCCTCTTATGTTTGGATCAGGGAAATAATAAATTGTATTTGGTTCAAGTCTATCTAAATTATATGTATATCTCGTTGTATTGCCATCAATATTGATAATTGATGTTTTATGTGGTCTGAAAAAGCCAATAGTGTCTGGAGTGACTAATACTTTCTTGTCACTAGACGCTGTCGTTGGGTTATCGATATTGAAAAAATTTAAAGCTGGTCTATCTGCTTTGAACAATAAACCAGATACAAAATCAGTCACTGTGGAACCAGTCGATAAATAGTAGAAATCGTTGCCAATGTATTTTTGGGTTAATTTTCTTTTATTATCTAATAAGTCATTTATTTCTTTTTGTTCCAGTTGTTTTTCGCTAAAATTTGAAAATACTTCTGTAATTAATTCGTTATTATCTTTTAAAAAAAGATTTAAATCGTAGTCTAAATCTTTATTGTCGTATATTTTATCATTTGGTGTTTGATTAAAATATAATGGGTAGATATCATATAATTCTTCGATTTCTATGTTCAACTCTTCTTTTAAAATGTTGATATCGAATAAATATGCGCTATCTTGTAGACCTTCCAAGTAACTAATTATATTATTTTTTAATTCTGTCTTTAAAAGATTGGATGTGCCAGTCATCTTTTTCTTGATGACTTGATATTTGAGTTCCTCTCTTTTTTTATTGTAGAAATTAGATATTTCTATTAATTTTTTACTATAAAAGGGTACCGCTAATTCTAAATCTAGAGGATCATCTAAATTTATTTGTGATAGAAATTTTTTCTCATCTTCATTTGTATAATTGAGAGATATATCTTTGATGAAATCTCTATATTTTTTTACAATAGTAGTTTTGGAATCTTCTTCTTTTAAATTTTTTACACTGTGCCATTCTTTGATATAGCTTACGTAAACCGACTGCATTAACTGTGGTGATATTACACTGTCTATTATTTTTATAAATTCCAAAAACGAGAACGGGTTTTCCAAATCTAAAGCATTAGTACTACTAACGTTAGGATTCGTTATCGATTTTGGAACAATATAATTTAATGTATCAGCCATTTTTATTATTTAACCAGTCCGAGGGATTGATAAAGATTGTCTCTGAATAAAAAATTGATCAGAAATGACCTAAATTCAGGTAATTCGTGTTCCACGAGTATAAATTCTCCGTTTTGTGTTAATAATGGTTGATTATCTTCACCTCTAATAACATATTCCGAAAACAACATATCGTAATATATACTACTATTGTCCAATATGGTATTATCATATACAGTATTATCGTAGCCATCAACATACTCGAAAAATAAATAATATTTTTCCATGTCTTTATATTGAAATTCTGATGGTAAAACTAATCCCCACCCCCAATTCGAATTATACCCCGATAATTTGTAAGAATTCGTCCCTGTTTCTTCAGTTGGTTGTCTAGTGTTTAACAACGTATATTCATTACTAAATTTTTCGAGTGCTACTATAGGTATACCTGCTGATATTGTGTATGTGTCAGTGTTAATACGATCACCTAAATTCGTTCCATATATTTCTTTTGTCGAGAATCCTCTAATATCAAAGTTTTGATTGAATTTATTTTTAATACCCAACAACTTATTATCGGTCATCGAAGATAAATCCATTATTCTTTTAATTTTTTCAGGATATGCTATTAACAGAGAGTCATAGATATTGTTGGGCGTTATCCCCATCATTTTCATCTGAGAAATCAATGCTGTAATTTCATTTCTATCAACATCTTGTGTATTACCTACAAAATTTGATATTTTTTCATATATTTTTTTACCCAAAGTATCATATGATGAGTCTATATTTCCAAATATTGAACCGATGAATTCATCAAACAGAATATTTTTCTCTAATAAAATTTCTTGAAATCTCAATCCTTTGAACATCTCAGTAGCATCAAAGTCTTCATTTATTTTAGTCATCGAAATGAAATTTTGGGGATAAACATCAAATACATTAGATGCACCATTTAATGTGTAAACTGTTCCATTTATAGACGATATACTGCCACTTACTGTAATTTTAACATCGTTTAGTTTTTCATCGCTATCAAATATGATACTTTTCCGAACAGAACCATCGAAATTTTCAATATTTTTTAATGTATAATACGCACTATCGATCAAATCTTCACCTGATAATACTTGAAATGTAAAGGTGGATGCTGATAATGGTTTAAGACTCTTAACAGTAAAATGATCTTCATCTTTTACTTTTATCACAAAAGACATTTCAACATTATGAAATTTTTCACTATCAATATCAAACACTGTTGATGGATAGAATTCACCATCCATACCATTGGTTGTTATACTAAACTTATTAATTGTATCATTTTCAATAATCTTTGCGGATAATGTTATCGAGGAGTTGTTATTGTATATTTCATTAGTTCTTCTATCGAAGAAAAACTCGATATTAACATCATCTATTGTATCATTTTTAAAAAATACTGTATTCTTACCAGAAAGACCAACATAAAATGAACCGTCATCACTTTTATCAGCGAATACTAATGTATTGTTTGCAATTTTTGCATATACCTCTGATGTAGGTATGGCTATTTTATCAACTTCGATATATTCGAAAGACTTTTTTTGATAATTGTATTTTTTTTCAAACATTGAATAATTATTTTTCAAATGTCTGAATTTATCTGCCGTATTTTGAAAGTAATAAATACTATCAGAATTATAAACTCTGTAATAAATATCACCTTGTTCAGTATTTAAAGGATAAAACGCTACAAGGTTGATAGGTCCTCCGATTTTACCTGTTTTCCATGTGATATCATTGTTGTATGTTGGATCGTCAAACGTTATATTAAAAGTATGTGGTAAAAAATCTTTAATTACTACTGGTTTAGAATTAACAGAAATGATGGCATTGGAAAAACAATCATAAATTGTTAAATTAGTCACATATTTTCCAGCTTTTTCGTAATATTTTGTAGCTGTTAGTGCTGAAGAATAAGTATTGTCTCCAAAATCCCATAATAATTTTATAAATGAAAAATTAGTTACATTTGGTATAAAAGTCAATGGGGTTTCCTTCAATGCGTAGGAACTCAAAGAATTTTGATTTTTGAAATCAATTATAGAATAATTAATGTTTTCTAAATTACTCATTTGTTATTACTATTTTTTTGTATATTGATTGTGGATTGTAAAAGTATGGAAATTTGAAAAATTCCAAGGTTGTCGTTTGTGATACAATACTTTCATCAGAATTTTCATATATCGGATTCCATGCAAAAAATGATATACCATTGAATACTTCATTGTTATTAACCGTTTTGAGTCCAGATACTCCTTCTAATTTTAAAATGTTGGACGTTAATTGTGATAAATCCAATTTCTGACCCAATTTGTTATTAGAATTTTTGAAAAACTCCAATATAATATCTCCGATTTTTCGTTTTAATGTTTCGGGATTTGTTCTAAAATTGTTTGTTCTGGATATTTCCAAATAACTACTGTTAATAACATCCAAAGTCGGTGTCGAGTTTGTATAACCAATATCAAATGCTACATAAACAGGATCTCTTGGTATGATCTCATGACTAATTATTTTTCTAGTCGAGGCTTTATCGATGATAAGATTTTTTAAACTATTTGAAAGAAAAGGTGGATACGATCCATCCGTTGTTATTTCAAATTTAGGAACGCAAAATATGTTTACATTATTAAAATCACAAGAATCCGCAAAATTTACTTGATTTATAATTACCCTATTCGATTTGTTAGGGTCTACGCAAATTTTGTAGAAGTAATCAATATATTCACTTATGAAAGTTTTATTACTAACTGTTTTAACAGATGCGATGATATTTGACAGTTCTTTGCCTAAAAATGCATCATCATAATCTTGTTCTGTTACCAATTTTAGCTGAGAATTTAGATATTTTGGAACATTTTCTTTAATTTGTTCAACCGTTTCAGCATTTGAAACTGGTGTTGAATTTTCAGTATTGTTGAATGATAAAGTTCCAGTATTTGACAAGTTTATAACCTCATCAGTGCTAATAACCGTTGTGTCGGCATATATTTCATTAAAACGTGAAGTGTTATAGTTGAATAACTTATTACCATTGATAGCACCTTTGCTAATTATCCCTTTGGTATTATCACTTAACAGGTAATATATTGCCACCTCGTCTTCATTTTTCAATTTTCTACCAAAAACATCATTTCCAAATTTTACTTCATATAACCCATTATCGTTTAGTCTTACACTATAATATCGGTCGTTATTTCTGGCTAAGAAAATATTTTCAATCTGTTCATAACGATGCCACTTACCGTCAATTTTTTCTTTAACATAAACACTTATAGTACCATCTGCAATAAAACGTACATCATTTTTATCTACTCTATTCTCTACGACAATTGGTAAAGTTTCAAAATCTACTCCAATAGCGGTATATATTGGATATTCATTGATATTACCTTGATATAAAATTAGATTATTTTTAATATTTTCAATGTTTTGCTCACCCGAAACAGTCTTTTCAAATGTGAAATCATCTAAAATAGTGTATGCGATCTTATCAACTAGAAAAAAACTATATTTTTTGAGTGTATAGCTACCTTCGGGGAGAGCAGAACTTGCAGTGCAATCGACAGGAACTAATGATGTCTGTTTACCTGTTGGTTTATAACCTATTAAATTTACAATTTTATTTACATTTTCATACAATGTTGCTTGCGAAAACATACTTTCGGATGCGGTCTGATTCAAATAAAACAGCAAAACATGGTAACTATATGCAATTATATCAATAAAAGCTGCTAAATTACTACCTTCATAATTTTGATCAGTAAAAGTAGCATTTTCATTCAATCTTTGGATGATAAAATCTTTCAGAGAAAGAGCATCGAAATTGATGTAAGCGTTTTGTGGTAAATTGTATTCCAGAGATTCTTTCATTATAATTATTTAGAGTGTTGTATAGCCTATCGTGTTTAATTTCGATTTAATCGATAATCCTTCTACGTTTAACGAAGGAACATTTATTTGTAAGTAAATTTCATATTCATTATCATCTGGTTTAGGAACCACAAGAACTCCAGATACTTCGATTCTTGGTTCACTCAGCGACAATTTTCTAATAATATCATCCTGTATCACATCTGCGGTGTATTTATTAATAGGTTCGAATAAAAATCTACGTAAATCTACTCCAAAAGTAGGATTTAATATTTTTTGTCCAGGTGATGTTAGAAAACAATTCGCTACACTATTTTTAATTGCTTCGATATCAAAAATTGCTTGGACATCTTTCAAACTCTCTTTTTTATTGAGTTGACTATTCACATAATATTGTGTATTAAGGTCAAAATCGATATCTTTATACAAATAACCATTATCTAATGACTTTTGCTTAATATCGTTATTTTTAAGAGATGTTATCTTTATGCTCATACAATTATTTAGATTCTTATTAAATAATTGTATGCCAAAGATTTCTCAACTTAATTCAGCATTAACACCATTATCAGGAAAAGAAGTAATCGTTCTTAACCAGAACGGGGTGACATATAATACTGAATTGGATACGCTCACACAGTTTATCAGTGCTTCTACTAGAATAGGTGATTTGTCTAGCAATCTAACCAATTTGACAACTTTGGTTAGAGTATCAAGTGGTGATTGGGAGAATACCCATACTACAATGACTTTATTGTCTGGGAATTGGCAGAGCACTTACACCACTTTTTCAAGCAATTCGGCTAATTTTGCTGTCAAAAACGCCAATAATTTTTTTACTGCTGATCAAACTTTTTCAACAGGTCGAATCAACTTGAGCACATTTCCAATACGAGTATTGGCAGATAGTAATATTTCTATTGGTTTAAGCGCAGGTAATCTAACAACAAGTCCTACTAATACCACATTTATAGGTCGTAATGCTGGAAACAATGCGACATCCGTCACAAATTCTAATTTTATAGGTTTAAATGCTGGTCTCTCTGCTACAAATGCTAGCAATTCGAATTTCTTTGGTAATAATGCTGGAAATCGCGCCACAATTGCCGAAAATTCTAATTTCTTAGGTCGTAATGCTGGTCTCTCTGCTACAAATGCTAATAATTCTAATTTCTTGGGTCAAAATGCTGGACATGGAGCTACAAATGCTGCTTCTTCTAATTTTTTCGGTAATTGTGCTGGAAATCGAGCTATTAATGCTAATAATTCTAATTTCTTAGGTGCTTATGCTGGATTTTGTGCTACAAATGCTTATAATTCTAATTTTTTAGGTCCAGATGCTGGATGTAGAGCTACAAATGCTAAACAATCTAATTTTTTAGGTAATAATGCTGGAGAATGCGCTACAAATGCTTGTTATTCTAATTTCCTTGGTAAAAATGCTGGAAACCGTGCTACAAGTGCTGTTGTTTCCAATTTTATAGGTAATAACGCTGGCTTTTATGCTACAAATTCTAGTAATTCTAATTTTTTTGGTGGAGACACTGGACAATGCGCTACAAATGCTAGTTATTCTAATTTCTTGGGTAATCAAGCTGGAAAATACGGGACTAATGCTAATAATTCTAATTTCTTTGGTAGAAATGCTGGATATTGCGCTACAAACGCTAACAATTCTAATTTCTTAGGTAGAGAAGCTGGATATTGCGCTACAAATGCTTCTTTTTCTAATTTTTTGGGTAATAATGCTGGTCTCTCTGCCAGAAATGCTTTTTTTTCTAATTTCTTAGGTAGAAATTCTGGAAATCTCGCTACTTTTTCTTGTTGCTCTAATTTTTTCGGTAGTGCTGCTGGATCTAATGCTACGTGCGCCCACAATTCTAATTTTGTGGGTGGGAGTGCTGGATTTGGTGCTACAAATGCTTGTTATTCTAATTTTGTAGGTAAGAATAGTGGAGGATCTGCCACAAATGCTAATAATTCTAATTTCTTCGGTGAATCTGCTGGATACAACGCGACTGATGCTAATAATTCTAATTTTTTTGGACAGGAAGCTGGAAACAACGCGACTGATGCTAATAATTCTAATTTTTTAGGTGGCAGTGCTGGATATCAAGCTACAAATGCTAATAATTCCAATTTTTTAGGTAATAATGCTGGATATTGCGCTACAAATGCTAATGATTCTAATTTTTTAGGTAACAGTGCTGGATATTGCGCTACATATGCTTCTAATTCTAATTTCTTCGGCAATAATGCTGGATTTGGTGCTACTAATGCTAATAATTCCAATTTTTTAGGCTCTGGCGCTGGAGGTCACGCTTCTTGTGCTTACTTTTCTAATTTTCTGGGTGAATTCGCTGGAAATTCCGCTACAAGTGCTAATAATTCTAATTTTTTTGGTAGTTTTGCTGGATACTTTGCTACAAATGCTAATAATTCCAATTTCTTCGGCGATAATGCTGGATTTTGTGCAACCGATGCTAGTCATTCCAATTTCTTCGGTAATTATGCTGGTCTCTCTGCTACAAATGCTTACGATTCCAATTTCTTTGGTAACTGTGCTGGAGTTGGTGCTTACAATGCCGACATATCTAATTTCTTTGGTAAAAATGCTGGATATTACGCTACAAATGCTACTAGTTCCAATTTCTTCGGTGAAAATGCTGGTAGAGACGCTACAAATGCTGCTAATTCTAATTTCTTTGGCTATAATGCTGGTAGAGGTGCTGCAAGTGCTAGTCATTCCAATTTCTTAGGTTATAACGCTGGACAGCTTGCTACAAATGCTGATAATTCTAATTTCTTTGGTAATAATGCTGGTTGTAATGCTGTAAATGCTTCTTATTCTGTATTCATAGGAGCAAATGCTGGTAGAGATGCTGGTCAGTCTAATAATTCCGTATTTATTGGTCGAAATTCAAATAATGGAATTAATGCTTGTAATGGAGTAGCTATCGGTGCTTACACTCAAGTGGGTAATAGTGGCATTGCTATCGGTCGTGGTGCTTGTAGCCCAAGTAATGAATTATCATTCGGAAGCAACGCTTATCCCGTTGCAACATTACCAGGTGGAACGTTTTATAGTTCGTATTGTAGCTTGGTAGTTTTCGTAAATGGCACATGTTTTAAAATACCGCTATTAAGTCCTTAAAATTTATAATTGATATCTGCGAATCTATTATAAATAGATCCCAATACTTCTCGACTATCATCAAATTGTGGAACTACTACTGGTCTGATTGTATGTAAATCGGTGAATCCATGTTCAGCATCATTTTCAACAGTATATTGTTTCACACTATTGAAATCGTGATTATAATTAGGTTTTCCTAAAAAGTCATATACCCGACTCATTACTAAGTTTGGTGTTTTAGTTAATTCAGTATAGTCGATAAAGTGAAATTTGTGACGGTGTCCACGAAAAAACGCATCCTGAACACTGTTATAAGTACCTCCTATCAATCCGTTAGCCGCCATCCAATTATTGACACGATTTTCTATAGTGTTCATACCATCGCCTCTCATCATAGGACTATCAATATTCTTAATTTCTTTACGATATAGTTTTTCCATCGATGCTACAATCTGATTGATTGGTCTAACAGTGGTGAGAATTTTAATTTCTTTTTCTAAAGCCAATTCTACAAGCTCGATATTAGCTGCCCAATTTCTAGATTTATTGAATACTATCGGTCTATCAGTCTCAGCATGATAAGATTGAAATAAATCACGAATAATTTTTAATTGTTTCTTGGAAGTTTCAGATGCTTTAATAATCGGATTTGTTTTCCAAAATTGATGAATACCTACAATTAATTCGGATAATCCACTTGTTGGTGTTACATGGAAATCAGGATTTTGTGCCAAAATATTACAAAATAAAGTTGATCCAGAGCGCGGCATACCATTAATAAAGTAGATTTCTTTTTCCATACTGTTATTTTAATCTTGATTTTTAAAATTACAAGTATATATATCTGATATGCAAACAATATTTCATGTAACTGGAGGCTTGGGCAAACATGTTGTTGCTTCAGGCGTGATTAATTCGTATAAATATGCCAATAATGATGAGGAAATTATAGTATGTAGCGCATATCCAGAAGTCTTTAACAATAACCCAAATGTTGAGAAGTCTTTAGATATAAATAATCTTCAATATTTTTATAAACAATATATTAGTAATAAAGATGTTAAGATTTTTGCGCAGGAACCATATAAACAAGAGTCACATATCCTCAAACGTAAAAGTTTGATCGAAACTTGGTGTGAAATGGTTGGGGTTAAATACCATAAAAAACCATCTATAAGTATTAATTTTAGGGAAAGGGAACTTGTTTCTCGTCGAATGTCATCGAATAAACCCGTTCTCATTTTTCAACCTTTCGGGGGTAATAATAACACACTGCCTTATAATTGGGCAAGAGATATTCATCCGACGATTGCACAGTCGATTGTTAATATGTTGACTGACAAATATAACATCATTTACATTTGCAATCCTTATCACCCTGCATTGGATAATTGCCAAAGGATTGATGAAAAACTTAGTTTAGCATCATTGGCATCATTGGTGGAACTTTCAAGTGAGAGATTTTTAATCGACTCATCTATTCAACATATTGCATTCGCATTGAATAAACCATCAACGGTTATTTGGAATGTTACTTCACCTATTCAATTTGGTTATAATGACCTACACAATAACATTGTTAGTCCTATCGATTACAGTGGGGGTCATCGTAAATCATATTTGTTTGATTTTGAAATAGGTGGTATACCATCCGAATGTCCAGTTGCTGACTATACTGATATGTATAATATGGAAGAAATCTTTTCTACGATAAAAACATTGATGAATGATAAATAATAATATGGCTATATTAACAGATAATAAACTTAACCAAACTCCGACTCAAACGCCAGAGCAACTTGAGACGCTCAAAAACATGCGGTTAAAGACGACGAAAAACCATATTCTTGAACTTACTCGCGAAACGTTTAATCGTTTGGTGAATATTCAACGCAAAGGTATTGATATGGTTTGGAATAACCCAAATCTGACACCTCAAGAAATTGTTGATGCTCTTGGTAATGACGCTGTTAAAGTGTTTGAATTTCATGGTAATCTCACTACGTTTATTCAACAATTAGCAACATCTGCTAATGTCGCGGTAGATTTGAAAACTCCTACTAACGCATTTAGTGTTGTGAGTGGGAACATTGTCGTTAGTAATAACCCATACCAAGCATAATTATGAAGAAAAATCCAAGTTTAGGTGATATTTACGGTGATATTCTGAGAAACGTTAAGGTCGTCAAAGAAAATGCTCAAGAAAACATCAATAAGTCGAAAAAAATTCCTAAAATGTCTAACAATGCATTCACGGATACTAATTCTTTGACTAAAGGTGGTCCAGAAGCTGCCGATGGCTTTCACAAAGCGTTAAACGATGATCATTGTGATTGTGATGAAGATAATGAAGAACGTCACGAAAAAAAATATAATAGAATCGAAGAATTAGAAAAACAATTAAATGATCCTTCAATTTCTAATGAAAAAAAATCCAAAATTCGTAATGTTATCGATAATATGAAGAGAGACATTCAACGCGAAGAAGCGGAAGAAGATTTTATTAAAGAATCCAAAAAAATTACAACAAATAGACTAAATACTTTTATGATGAAAAAATCTACATTTGATAAAT